CCACCGGGCAGGCTCTGCAGCGCTTGCCTGGGGAGGTCGAGGATGCCCTTGAAGATGCTGACGATGCGGTCCCGCAGGTTGGTGAAGAGACGCAGCACCGCATCGACCGCACCGCGTGCGGTGTCGCGGATGCCGTTCCAGATGCCAGCGAAAAAGTCCCGGACGCCACCGAAGATGGAGCGCAGCCGGGCGACCACGCTGCTCGCGACGCCGACGACGACCTCGAACGCAGCCTTCCCTGCGTCCCGGATGCCGTTCCAGATGGTTTGGTAGATGGTGAGGAGCCCGGTGAAGTAGCCGATGATGGCACCGACGACGAACTGGGCGACGGCGACGAGGCCATCCCAGACGCCCTGGGCGACCGCCTTGATGCCATCCCAGATTGCCACGAAGCCAGCGCCGAGATAGTAGAAGAAGCCGATGATGACGTCTACCGCGAACTGCGCCGCAGCCTTGAGGCCGTCCCATACCGCTATTCCCGCCGCGCGGATACCTTCCCAGATAGCAGCCAACGCACCGCCGAGTGCTTGGAAGACACCGATGATGAACTCAACGACGACGGCAGCGCCGGCGACCAGGCCCTCGAACGCGGCGGCACCGACGCGCCCGATGTCCTCGAAGAGGTTAGCGAAGAACTCCTTGATGGTGTCCCAGTTTTTGTAGATGAGCACGACCGCTGCGATGGCGGCAGCGGCCACCAGGAGCCACGGCGACGCAGTTAGCACCAGACTGAGAGCCTTGATGGCTTTCCCGATAGCGCCGATAGACGTGATGACCTTAGCGGTGACGATGAGCAGCGGGCCGATGGCAGCGGCCAGGCCACCCACGAAGATGATGAGCCGGCGCGTCTCCGGGCTGAGGTTCTTGAAGCTTTCAGCGAGACCTTGGATGATAGGAACGGCAGCGTCAAGCGCGTCTGTGATGGCTGGTATCAGCTCCTCGCCGAGAGGCTTGAGGGCGAACACCGTGGACTTTTTTAGCTGGTCGAGTTTCTCCGGGAGGCCTTCGAACTCGTCGGCAAGACCGCCGACCGTTTCCTGACCGCCTTGGATAGCAGAGACCGTTCCTTCGATGTCGAACTGCCCGCGCTTGATGGCGTCGAGCGCGTCGAGGAAGGTGCGAGCACCGAAGAGCTCCGCCGCACGGGCCTGCGCTGCGCTCTCGTCCCCGGCAGCGAGGAAGCCCTCTATCTCCTTGACGCCCTCACGAAAGAACTGTGCGGCGCCTTTAGCGTTAGCGCCGCTGCTCTTCACGAGCTCATCGAGCACCTGCTGCGAGTTGGCTGCATCTATGTTAGCGCTTTCGAGCTTCTGGCGGATGTCGAGCAGGCTGGCCTCAGCGCTCAGCGCCTCCTTCGAGCCCTCTCCGTATTTCTCGAGCTTGTCGTTGTAGTCAGCCTGCGCTGCCTCGGCTTTGAGGGTGAGCACCGCTATGGCGTCTTGAGCCTTGGCGAGCTCTGCGGTCGCTTTAGCGCCGTCGTCGCCGGCCTTGGTAGAGCGGATGATGTTGGCGCGCAGACCGCCGAGCACTGTGCTGGTGTTGACGCCTGAGGCCTCGAACTGACCGAGCAGCGCTGCGGTCTCGTCGAGACCGAAGCCGAGCTCAGCGAAGGCTGCCGACTGACTGACCAAGCCCTCGGTGAGTTTGTTGACCGGCACCCCGGTCTCCTGCGATGCGCGGAGCAGTTTGTTGATCGTCTCGACGGCTTGGTCTGCCGGCACGTTGAAGGCACCGAGCACCCGGGTGAACCCGTCCAGGTTTGTCTGCTCGCCAGTGACTGTATCGAGGTCAGCGAGCGCCCGGCCTACCTCTTGGAGAGGCTTACCAGTCAGGTCGAGGCGCTGGTTGAGTAGGGAGACGATCTCAGCGGTGCGCTCGAAGTCCACCGCGCTCGACGTTGCGATGGCCTCGAAGTCGGCGCGGAGGCCGTTGAACTCCTCGCCGGTTGCGCCGGTGCTGCGACGGATCACATCGAGCGCGTCGTCGACCTTCTCGCTGGCAGCGATAGCGCCAGTAGCGAGACCGAGGATGGGCGCAGTGACGCCAGCGGTGAGACCTTTGCCGGCTTTGTTGAAGCTCTTGGCGAGGTCCTCGCTTATCTTTTTACCAATGCGCTCGCTGGCCGGACCGACGCCCTTCTCGACGTCATCGCCGAACTTCTCACCTGCCCCGGGCGCGAGCCCCAGGCCGATGAGGATGTTCATCAGACCGACTTCCAGTGCCACTACTCACCACCTCCCCGGGGGACGACCTTGACCTTGAGCCCGGCTTGGCTCAGCAGGTCCCGCAGACGAGTGCCCCGACCGGCGGGCCTCTCTTGCTTCTGCCACGGTCGCGGGATACGCACCGGCTCGGGAGGCTTGGTGCCCTTCTTGCTGTTGGCCATCAGGAACGCACGGCGCAGACTATCGAGCACCTCGATGTTGACGGCGAGCAGCTCACGTTCCTCGCTCCAGGAGAGACCCATGGAACGCCAGAGCGCAGCGTCCGGCGGGAGCCAGTGGATGAGCGCAGCGACCCGACGGAACCCCAGCGACGTCGGACCGTAGAGATCGGCGCGCAGGTCCCGACCGTAGAAGCGGAGCCAGTCGGCCTCCAGTGCGTCCCAGTGTTCGTGCACCGCCGAGACGGTGCCGGTTAGGCTTTTCCCTGGTCTCCTGCTCCGTAGAGCTCACCGACGTGCTGAACGATGACGACGATGTCGGCAAGCGTGGGCTGGTGGCTCTTGAACTCATCCCAACGGTCACCGAGGAGCGTGGCGATACCCTTGAGCGCAGCGGTGGCGTCCCCGGACGCGGCAGCCTCAGCGATCTCCCACGGCAGCTCGACGGGCAGCTGCCAGTCCTTACCTGCGAACCTGATGACGGGCGCCTCGCCTTGAGCCTCTGCTCTTGCGAGGCGGGCTGCGTCGAGGTCGATGACGCGGCCCACGGCTTACGAACCTGCCGGCTCGAGGCCCGGGTCGTTGCTGATGAGCGACCAGGCAGCGGTTTCGCTGTCGTCGGTGAGGACCGAGAAGGTCACCGGCAGGTCAGCTGCAGCGTTGCGCGTGATGTTGGTTTCGACGGCCTCGGTCACCACTCCGCGCGGCACGGCGAGGCGGTAGTCCTTGTCGCCGTCACGCCACTCCACGACCATCGCACGCTCATAGAGAGCATCGCCGCCTGCGGGTGGGGTGTAGGTGTAGACGCCGGCGGCCTCGGTCACTTCTCCACCACCGAACGCGAGGAGCAGGTTGACCTCACGCCACTCACGCAGCGCGAAGGAGAGGTCGAGCGAGCGACCCGTGACGAGACGACGGATCGGGTAGAAACTCTGGAAGGCGCCGACCTCAACGGTCTCCACGCCAGCGGAGACGGAGATACCGTCCTCCCCGATAAATCCTACTTCTTCGAACGCAGCGTTCAGCGCGCCGTCGATGTTGGTGGGCATAGTCGTCCCGACTGGTGCGATGTAGATGGTCCCACCTGACCCGACGAGGACATTATCACTGTTAGCTGCCATTGTTTGCTCCTGTGTTAGGGTGGACTGTCAGGCTCACGGTTGTGAGATACCTGGCGGTCCCCGTCTCCGGGTCAGGGCTCCAGACGATGCCGGTGTCCTGGTCGGCGGCGGTGACCACTCCGTCCTCGACGAGTGCGCCCTCCAGCCCTTCCTCCACGGACGCGATGGCGGCAGCGATAGCGTCCCAGGCCTCATCTTTCGTCGCTCCCCACGCCTCGATGCCGAGGCGGACGTTGTAGAGCCAGGTGCGCACCAGCACGGTCCCACCGATGAGGGAGACCCGGATACGTGGCAGCGCGGCGTTCGCCGGGAGCTCAGTGCTCACCCGGTTCTCCCCGATGACGGCCTCGAGCTCGCTGTCACCCAGCAGGTGCTGCACCAGGAGGCGCTCGACGTTAGGGACGCTCACTGCTCGTCACCTTTCCCGGGTTGCAGCTGGCCGGTGCGCTCACCGGCGATGCGGACCGCGTAGTGCCCTCGGCGCTTGCGCCACTCCTCGAGGTTCTGGCGGACGACGTTGCCGCGATACGTCACGGCGCTCTCCACGCCCTCCTTGTTGAACGCCTCGACCGCCCGGGTGAAGATGAAGGACGGGTTGCGTGCCAGGGAGCCGAACTCGATGATCCACGACTTCCAGGAGCGTGACGTCACCACGGCGACGGTGCCGGTGTAGGCGCCACCGTCCGGGTCGCCTTTCGTCTCAATGTCGAGGAACTTAGACTTGGCGGCGACCTGCCCGGCGGCTTTGCGCTTGGCGTAGCCTCGGGCGAACTCTTGACGCGCCTGACGAGCCGGGACGAGGACGACGTCGATGCCGTCGTGGAAGTCGCCGGTGTCGTAGGCGTCCTGCTTGGCGAGACGCTGCGCCTCAGCCTTGAGCTCTTGGGCGACCTGTTGGAGGGCGTCGCGCGCCTGGGTCGAGCGTGAGATGCCCTTCCAGATGGCGTCGTAGTCGAGGGTCAGCTGGCTCTTCTTGACGAACCTGCCCTTGCTGTCTCTCTGCGGACCCTGGCTCTTCTTGACGAACCTGCCCTTGCTGTCTCTCTGCGCAGCCATCAGAGCACCACCCTACGCAGCGGCACCTCTTGATGATGCACGCCGACCGTATTGCGACGAGCGACCGGCTGGCCGGTCACCTCCCAGACCTCCTCACCGATCTCGACCCGGTCGAGCGCAGTGAGCGCGGCATCGGCCTCGACGAAGAGAGTGGCGCGCCGGTCGATGCTGTCCTGGTTGAGCGTCGTCTCCGTTCCGCCCTGGTCATCGAGACGGCACGGCAGCGCCTCGTGGATCTCCTCCCAGGCGACGACGACGTTGCCGTAGTCGTCGAAGCCGTCCTCGGTGAGCCGAGTGACCACGGCGACGTCGATGAGGAGCGAGCGGAAGCTCACCGGGTCCGCCTGTAGGCGTCGAGCATCATCAGCTCGGCGGCCTGCAGTGCGGGACCGCCGGCGCCAGTGTAGGTCACCGAGTAGGCACCCATGCTCTCCTGGCGAACGGTGAGCGGTGTGCCGTAGATGCGACCGGCAAGCGCGGCGACGACGGCGACGATGACCGGCGGAACGGTTGCGTAGCCGTGCGAGTAGGTGACCTCCACCGAGCGTAGCGCAGCAGGCCACGTGCCGAGACGTCGCAGCTCCCCGGTAGCGCTCCACTCGTAGTCATCGCCCTCGGTCAGAGCCTCCTCATCGACGATGACGGACGTGACCTCAGTGACCGGGAACGCAGGCAGCAGCAGCACCTTCGTCCCTGACCCATCCAGGACGACCTCGTCATCCTCGACGAGCTCGACCGGCTGGCCCAGATAGTTCTCCACCACTGCCGTCGCCTGCTCGAGCGCAGCGAGCGCGTAGGCGTCCTCGTCGTCGATGTCCCGGTGCAGGACGGCCTCCAGGTCAGCTATCGTCGCCAGGCTCATCGGTCACCTCCTCGGTCTTCTTCTTGGTCCGCTTGAC